TATTTCGTCTGGCGTTGTAACGGATGGTTCTTATTTGCCACTGATTGAGGAATCTGACACCAGCGGCGGCACGTACACCGCTGTTGCTGATGCTGATTTGACTGTTACCGAAGCATCCATTACCTTCACTGGTTCGGATGACGGCGTAACCAAAAAAATCGGTTACATTGGAACTAAGCCATTCATTCGCTTGTCGCTCGTATCGACCAGCGTAACCACTGGTGGTTTCTTTAGTGCGGTTGCCGTACTTGGCAATCCAAACAATGCTCCAGTAGCATAATTACAGAGGGGGCAGGGAAACTTGCCCCTTCGATAATTACGCAGGGGAATATATGGCGGCTGATATATTGAATTTCATCATAGACGCTGGTGCTTCGTGGAATGAATCCATCACATGGAGTGGCCAGAACATAAGCGAGCGTACGTTGCGCATGCAGTTAAAGCGCAAACGTGGCGGCTCTCTTGAATTAGAAATGACAGAAGGCAATGGCCGCATCGTTGTTGTTAATGGCAACAGTGGACACCTCACGCTTAATTTGAATGCAACGGAAACAGCCGCCTTGTCTGGCGAATATGTATACGACCTTGAATTAGTGAGCGATACCGTTGCAACGGATGTTGTGAAGCTGATTCGTGGCGTTATTTTTGTGCGTGCTGAGGTAACTACCTAATGACGATTATCGTTACTCCTGTTGTAAATAATGTGATTAGTGCGCCTTCGCTATTGCCCGTATCCGTAACAAACGAAAGCACGAGCGTTTCAATTGATACCGCTGGCAACGCAATTACCGTTGCGCCAAATGAAACACAATTAAATGTTGGCGAATTGATGACTGTTGGTGTGCGTGGTAAAAGCGCATACGAAGTTGCGGTTGAGGATGGATTTACTGGCACGCAATCCGAATGGCTAGAATCATTACAAGGTGAATCTGGCGCGGCAACGTTTGAATCTGTATCGAAAAACATAGAATCATGGGCATCTATTATCGGTTATGTTGATGGCGCGCTAACGACGGTGAATTATGCGTATGCTGGCAGCGTTATAACCAAGACTATTAACTATACGGATGGCGTGGTTAGCAGCGTGGTGCTTTCGGGCGATACGCCAAGCGGCATTCCGCTCACAAAAGAATTAACCTATACCGATGGTGTAGTGACTGCAATTAACTATTTTTAGGAGCAAATAATGTCATTCGGAAACACAACAGAAACCGCTATTTTAAACTATACCTTTGATAGTCAGGCACCGTCATGGGCAGCAAATGCCAACTTTTGGATTGCGCTGCATACGGCTGACCCTGCTGAAGGTGGAAGTGCAACCACTAGCGAATCAGCGTATCCATCGTATGCGCGAGTTGCAATTAGCCGTACTACTGGCTTTACCATCACTGGTAACCAAGTTGAGAACGCGGCGCAGGTGCAGTTTCCAGCGTCAACTGGCGATGGCGCGCCTGATGTAACGCACTTCTCCGTCGTTGATACCGCTTCGGGCGCTGGCAACATCATTATGCGTGGTGCATTGTTGAGTGCATTACCAACGACTACAGGTATCACGCCGCTGTTTGCTGCTGGTAACCTTGTTGGAACGTTAGACTAATGTACCGTTGCCCCCACTGTTTCAGAGAAACGGATGAGGAGCCGCCGCAATGCCCTGATCATCCAGACGCGGAAATGGAGTTAGTGCCGAATGCCGATAAAGAATATAGCTAGATTCGCCAAGGGAATTGCAGAAGAAGGCAATTTCGTAAACGCGTTCTTTCATAAGACATCGGCTCCAACGGCTGCTGCTGGCGCTTGGATTGATTTATCTATGGGTGCTGGTACGCCTAAGTATAACGCTTATGTTGGCAGCCAAGCTACGGCAACACCGCTGGTTGGTTCTGGTAACGATGGAATATATCTAGGCGCGAATCCTACCACGGGCAAGAATCGTTATATCAGCACGGTGCTATTGCAGGGAACGTCCACAAGCCTCGCCCCCGCATTCGTGATGCTGATGGATTATTTGATGTGCTATCCCATTATTGATGGCGATAACACAGACCTGCAAGAGATGGATAACACATTGACCTTGCCACGCTATGCAACGGGTGACGGCGTTCAATGCATGATTGTTTGCACCACGCCCATGACGGCTGATGCGGTAATTACAATTAGCTACACGAACCAAGCGGGCGTTGCAGATAGACTATCGACGTTTAGGTTGGTGGCAACGGCTAACGTGGGCAATATCGTATCGGCCTCTGATAGCAGCGCGGTGGCTGGTAGACGGTCGGCGTTCATTCCATTGGCAGGTGGTGATTCAGGAATCCGCTCAATCGAAGGCGTGACGCTATCGACGGGTTCGGGTGGATTCTTTGTGATGGTATTGGTTAAACCCTTAACCCACGTCCAGATGCTTGAGGTTGGCGTACCCGCTGAAATACAGCACATTCCACAGCGTGCTGGGGTAGTGCCGAAACTTGAGAACGGCGCGTATTTAAACATGATTGCATTAGTAAACAACACGGCGGCGATTGCACCCTTTCGCGGCCACATTCAAATGGGAGTACAGTAAATGTCATTTACAAGCATGGACGACTTAGTAGCAGAAATTAGCGCGGGTAAATTTAACCGTGCGGATTGGAATAAAATTACAGGTGCTGCGGCGTACACCGCTGGCCGCTGGTATGATTTCAGCGGCTTGAATGGCACGCCTGTTGCTAACGCTTGGGCTGGCACTGCATTGGCTTGGCGTGCGTGTGACGAAACGACTGGCAACGGCACGCAGATATTCGGGCTTCCACATGGCGGCGCTGTAACGCCCGACACAAAGCACGGGCTGAACGTATCGGCAGTTACCGCTGTTGCGACTGGTGTGCCTGCGCAGTTGATGCTGGTTGATATGCAGGGATATTGGCCTAGTATTTCAAACAACACCACATCACCGCAAACGCTCACGGGTACACCAGCGCCGCGTTACACCAATGGCGAAGGATGCCGCCTATATGCAGTGCAAACCGCTGCGGCTGGTGCCACGGCGCAGAACATTGCGCTGTCGTACACTGACCAAGCTGGAAACACAGACAACACGCTACCCGTTACCGTATCCATGACCGCATCTGGCATTGTTGGACACATGTCACACAGCGGAACTGCTGCAAACAACTATGGCCCATTCTTGCCGCTTGCTTCTGGTGATACGGGTGTTCGCAACGTAGCTACGGTTACAATGTCTGCCGCGAACACGGGAACCTTTGCGCTTGTGATGGCGCGCCCATTGCTTACGTTGCCAATCACCACGGTGGGCGTTGCTGCTGAACGTGACCTATTGAACCAACTACCGAGCTTGCCACAAATTAAAGATGGCGCGTGCTTGACTTGGTTATATTTTTCGGGTGCGGCTACGGCTGCTTCGTCTAACTTCTACGGAGCCTTAGAAAGTGCATGGGGTTAGGTGCTTAAGCAAAACACAACCATAAACGCTCAATACCCACGCCGAATGATGGGCGGCGGCGCAGCTTTCATGCGCTCAATGTATGGGCGTGGCGATAGGTTGAATCAGTTTGCCAGTGAGGGCATTGATAGCAAGCAAGCCGCTGTGCCTAGCGGGCATTTAGCACCAAGTGCGTGGCTATTACCTCAGGTAGCAGGCGGCATGGCCTCACGCAACGAAGCCGTAATGACGCTAGCCACATCGGGCAACGGAAGCCAAGGGCTTGGCACTGAGGGCTTGGCAGAAATGTCTATTGCCGTTTCAGGCTCAGGCACTGCAATCGCAAACGGCTCTGGCATTGCTAGCATGGTGATGACGGTTTCTGCATTGCCTATGTCCGCATTCCTAAATGGTAGCGGCCAAGCGTTTATGGCGCTATCTACTAGCGGCACGCTGTCTGGCCTAGGTAGCATGGAAGGCACATCGTCAATGGCGCTAACTGCCTCCATGATTACGGGCGCAATCGGCGTTATGGTGATGGCTCCTATATCACAAGAGCTTACGCCCGCCGCTATTGCCAGTGCAGTGTGGGGGGCATCTTCTGGCACAGGTAGCTACGGCCAAACAGTGGACAACATTAAGAAGGACACAAGCCTAATTCCTGCTATAATATAACCAAAGAATGAGGACTAAAATGCGCGTTAAATTTTTACAGAATTGCACAATGAGTATCGGCAACATGACGGTTAAATCGTTTGTTGAGGGCGATGAATATGAATTAGAAGGTGATGCGCTGGCTAAGGGGCTTGCGGATGGCCGTTGCGAGGAAGCAAGATTAGAAGAAACCAAGCAAATTAACCCAGTGGTTGAGAATAAAAGCCTAGACCAGAAGAAACCAAGCAAAAAAGGCAAATAACATGCAGAGCGTCACCATTACCACACAGCCCACGCTTGAGCCTGTAACGGTGACAGAGTGCAAGCAATACATGCGCGTTGATTCCACGGATGACGATGACTTAATCACGGATATGATTATCGCCGCTCGTGAATTGTGCGAGCAGCACACCCGCCGTAAGTTTATCACCACGGGCATTACACTTGCACTAGATGCCTTCCCCGTTACCCGCCGCGAATCATGGTGGGATGGCGTGCGCGATGGCGCGATTACTGAATTAAATGGGTATGCTAAAAAGATTCAGCTTCCCTTCCCTCCAGCGATTAGCGTTGCCAGCATTACGACTTACGATGAATCAAACGCATCCGCTGTATACAGCGCTTCCAATTACCGCCTTGATACGGACGGTAATATATTGCTAAACGATGGCGCTATATGGCCCATCAATCTGCGTGACGCTGATGCCGTGCGCATTGTTTACACCTGTGGCTATGGCGCAAGCCCTACGGCAGTGCCGTACGCTATCAAGCAAGCAATCAAGATGACCGTTGCGGCGTTATATGATGACCGTTCTTGTTTTGCCCTACCAGACGGCGCGCAACAGGCGCTTGCACCTTATCGCGTTATGAATGAGCGCCGCAATGGCATGTAAACCGAAATCTTGCAAAAATTCACTGATAAACGTTGGTAATTTAAACAAGCGTATAGCGTTTCAATCTGTCACGCAAACATCAGATGGCGCGGGTGGATATACGGAAGAGTGGGCAACCATCCTAACCGCATGGGCAAGCATTGAACCCGTAAAGGCTTATGAGAAGTTCGTCGCCATGCAAACGGAAACACACATTAGCCATAAAATCACATGCCGCTATAACCCGCTAATCACCACGGCAAAGCGCGCTGTTATTGATGGGCGGATTCTCGATATTATAGGCGTGATGAACGTGAACGAGCAAAATGTAGCTATGAGCATCACCGCAATGGAAGGTACGCTCTAATGGCAAATGTCGGCTCAGTTGATTTTAGCGGCACGATTAAAAAGCTGGGCAAGATTAACGCGGATGTCCTGCTCGAGATAGGCGCGGCGTTGTTCGTTGGTGGGCTTAAGATTGAGGAGAACGCTAAGCTGTCTATTCAGCGCGAGGTTAAAACGGGCAAGGCTTATGTACGCGGTACAGTGACGCATATTGCATCCGCTGCTGGCCAAGCCCCAGCAAACGACACGGGGCGGCTGGTGAATAGCATAAACACCTCGCAATCGTCCGATAAGATGGTAGTTTATATCAAGGCTGGCGAGGGTGTGGTGGATTACGCTGTACACCTTGAATACGGCACGCGCAACATGGCACCGCGTCCATTTATGAAACCAGCATTTAAGAAATCAAAAAAATTCATTCACGAACGCATGGAGAAAGCAGTGCAGAAAGCGATTAAAAAGAATGCTCGATAGTTTTGCATTACGCACCGCCATTTATGCGCGCCTTGATGGGCAATTAACCACGCCCGTCTATAGCTATGTGCCACAAAATAGCGTGCATGAATATGTTGTAATCGGTGACGTTTCTGCTGTTACAGATGATACGATGAATACCGAAATGCAGCGTTATTCCGTCACGTTGCACACGTTCAGCAAAAACAAGGCCAGCACGCAATCCGTCGAAGCCATTATGTCGAACGTATATTCAGCGATGCACAATTATGCGCTAGCCATAACGGGCTATAATGTGGTACAATGCAGGCAAGAGAACATTAATATGTTCCAACAGGGCGAGCCTAATGACCGTTATTGGCACGGGGTTCAAGAATACAGTTTGCTTGTTGAGGACGTATAATGCACGCTATTTACCTTATCGGGAGCGATGTGACGGAGCAAGAATTGCTGGCCGTACCATCGGGCGCGCATGTTGCGGTGTTCAATAGCGCATATACTAGATTCCGCGATGCCGAATATCTATTTTTTCAAGATGCGCACTTTTATGATACGATTCGCCATGAGGATTTCAGCAAATTCAGTGGCCGCATTCTTTCGGTATTAGAAACCGATAACCTACGCATTGAACGCTTAACGGATGCCGACATTACCATTGGCAAGGGCAAGAATAAGTTTAGCGCCGTTGGTAAAAATACGGGCTTCCACGCGATATGCTGGGCGCTCAACAATGGCTATGAGCATGTGATTCTAATCGGATTCAAATGCAAATATGAAAAAGGCGGTATGGTTATGCCAGACGTAATCAATCTCTGGCAAGAGCAACACCGTCAACTTGCGACAGTCGTGTCGTGCATCACCAATCTAACGCCTGATAGCGGAATAGATTCATACCCCACGCAACTTTTAGGAGATTAACATGGTAGCTTCGGCAGGACGTAACTTTTTATTGAAACTCGGCAGCGGTTCACCGCTTACATACACGACCATTGGCGCGTGTAAAACCAGCTCTATCTCGATTGATGGCACTGAAGTTGACGTGACCACGATGGATAGCGCAGGAATTCGCCAGTTGCTTTCTGGTGCAGGTGTTCGCAGTGTATCCATCAGCACATCGGGCGTGTTTACGGATTCCGCTGGCCAGACTGCAATCACAACCGCCGCGCTTGCTGGTACGTTTGTAAACGTCAAAATTGAAGATGCAACGCTAAACACGATTGCTTACACTGGCAGCTTCCAAGTCACCAACTTTGAGCATTCAGGCGATGAAGGCGACGCGCAACAATACAGCGCCACGTTTGCATCTGCTGGAACCGTAACCGTTACCAACTCGTAGTTTTTATGCATAAAGATTCTTTTGTGATTACTGTTGGTGGTTCTGATTATATTATCAAACCAACAATGGACTCAGTAAGAAACATCGAGGCAAAATTTCAATTGCCATTGCACGTTGCTGCGATGAAGATAGAATCATTGCGCGTGTCGTGTCTTGCTGATTTTCTAAGCGCATTGCTTGTTGGCAATGGGTTTGTGGTGTCTAGCGAAATTGTGGAAGATTCTATTCTTGTTGACTACAAAACAAAAGGCCAGCCGGTAATCTCTGTTTTGCTAGAAGTTTGTAGTTCATTCTTTCCCAAGGTGGAGAATGACGGCACAAAAAAGCAGACGGCGACGGAAGTGACTGGCTAGAATCCTTCGCCCACTTTGGCCTTGCTGTTATGAAGTGGTCACCCGCTGACTTCTGGGCATCCACTCCATACGATTGCTTGCTTGCGGCTGGTGGTATGGCGAAAATACACGGCGACAAGAAAAACGGGAATAAACTTAGTAAATCCGAGATTGTCGAATTGGTGGCGGTGGTGGAAAAGGAAAAGCTAAAAAATGGCCAAGGTTGATGAATTAGTCATAGAATTACGCGCTAAGACTGGCCAGTTCGACACGGCTATGGATAAGGCCGGAAAGAAAACAGCCGACTTTGCCACCATTGCGGGGCGAGCAAAAATAGCTTGGGCAGCGGCTGGGGCTGCATTAGTAACTATTGGCAAAAATGCAGTTGATGCCGCTGGCCACATGCAAGATTTATCAATGGAATCTGGCATTGCCGCATCTACATTATCCGCCCTTAATTCGCCATTGCAACAAAGCGGGTCAAGCGTTGATGAGTTTGCCGCCTCTGTTGTAAAAATGAACCGTGCATTATCGGATGCGGCAAGTGGAGAAAATAAAAATCTAGCGGATGTTTTTTTGCAATTAGGGCTTTCGGTTGAAAAGCTTCGCTCTCAATCTCCGCAAGAACAATTGAATGCCATTACAATCGCTCTTGGAAAGATAAAAGACCAAGGCGACTTAACAAGAATGGGTGTTGAGATTTTTGGCCGTTCTTTTAGCGGATTAATACCAATAATCAAAGAAACAAAGGGTAACCTAAACGAATATGCCGTTTCTGCGCAAAATGCAGGGGATGCGTTAAGCGATGAGCAAATCGCCAGACTTGATGCTTTTGGGGATTCATTCACTAGGATTGGACTTGCGGTATCAAATGCTGTAGGCGGAGGTCTGGCTGATTTTTTAAGTTTTATGGATATAGCTATATTGAGGTTAGAGCAATTTGCCAGAACAAGTAAATCATTAGAATTTGCTGGAAACTTGGTTTCGGCGAGCGCATCCAATACCGCAAATTTCCTTCTTTCCGATGTTAAGAGAATGGAGGAAAGAAAAATTGCGGAATATAAAGCAAAGGCGGCGGCGGCTGGATTTGCTACCGAAGCGCAAAGCGGAGATGTCGGGATAAATTTGCAGAAAGAATTTACTTCTTCTGGTCTTTCAGTAAATCCAAAAAGTAAAATTCCACCTCTGTCATCTGGATTAAAAAAATCCGCAAACGAAGCTGAGAAACTACAAGACGCCCTAGACGAAATCAGCCAAACCCTCAGCCTTGAATTAAGCACAGAAGGCCTATCCGATGTTGACCGCAAAACGGCGGAATTGGATGCGCGGGTTGCCGAATTGACAAAAAAATATGGCAAGCTAACTGATGCGCAAAAATTACAGGTTGAAGTCGATAAGGAGAAGATTGCGCGGCTGGATGAAGTCAAGCAAGCTACAGAGGATGCCAGAAACTTCGCGCAAAGCATGGGCAATGCATTCAGTAGCGCATTTGAAGATGCGGCGCTTGGTGCGGATGGATTCAGCGGCGCGCTTGAGGGTCTTGGGCGACAAATACAGAGTATCCTATTCCGTCAAGTTATCGGTAATCCGCTTAGTGAGTTATTGCAGGGCAAAGACGGAAGCGGCGGGATTCTAGGCTCTATCTTTACACCATCAGGCGGTGGCACAAGTGGCGGTGGCAGTTCTATTTTTAGCAGCCTATTCGATGCCCTCCCATCCTTTGACGTTGGCACGAACAGAGTGCCAAAGGATATGATTGCAAAAATTCACGAGGACGAGATAATTGTCCCCGCTTACGACGCTAACAAAATTCGCAGCGGTGGTGGCATGGGTGGTGGTGGCGTGCAGATAAATGTCATCAACAATTCAAGCGCGAAAGTCACATCGTCATCTAGCCAGAATAGCAGCGGCGGGATGGATATTAAGCTAATGATTGATGAAGCGGTTGCTAATAACATCAGCACCCGTGGCAGCAAAACTAATCAGGCTATGTCATCGTTTAACAACCAAGCACTTGTGAGGCGCTAATGGCAAACTGGCCTTCATTACCCGCACCGCTTATCAATACGTTTAAGGAAACCGTTCCCGATAACATCCTTCGTACCAACATGGATAGGGGCGTGGATAAAGTTCGCCGCCGCACCACTGCAAATGCACGGCCTATCCAGTTTGCAATGACGCTAACGGAAGCACAAGTTAGCACGCTGGAAACATTCTACGTCACCACACTTGGAAGTGGCGCGCTGGAATTTACATACGTTCACCCACGCACGGGCGATAGTGTATCGGCCAGATTCGCCGCGCCTCCAGCATATAGCGATATTAACGGCATCGTATACCGCGCCGAAATTCAATTGGAGATTATCCCATGAGAAGCGTAAGCGCGACACTGAAAGAAGCGGCATTCAGTCAACAGACGGATGTAGTGTTTATATATCTCGTGACCATCACCGCGCCGAATCTAACGCAGCCCATCCTAATCACGAGCGATTCTTTTGAATTGTTGCCCGTTGCTGGTGGCCGTGGCGTTGTATCCCGTGGCGATGAATATGTTTACCTTCCGTTTGAATTATCGCTCCCTAATGAGGACGATACGGGCATAGGCCGCGCTAAAATCACCATTGACAACGTAAGCCGCGAAATCGTGCAGGCCGTGCGTGGTTCAAGCGGTAAAATCGGAATCAAGATTGAGATTGTGCTATCGACGGATGTTGATACGCCTGAAGTGGTGTTGGATAACTTTATTTTGGATTCTATTAACTATGATGCACTAACCGTCACGGGTGAAATTTCGGTGCAGTATTATGACTTGGAGCCGTACCCATCTCGCAGGTTTACGCCCAGCGATTTTCCAGCGATGTTCTAATGGAATGGCACACGCGCTATATGTCAGTTCCCTTTGCCGATAAGGGGCGTGATATGTCTGGCATGGATTGCTGGGGGCTAGTGCGTGACGTGTACGCAAAGCAGCTTAAAATCAACCTGCCTAGCTATGAGTTGGTGTATCACGACACGGTTGCGGATTGTAAGGATATAAGCGAAACCGTTGTGCAGCAATCTAGCGAATACTGGACAAGCATTCAATTGAACGATGCTCAAGAATATGATGTGATTATTATGCGCATGCGGGGGCTTCCAATGCATGTTGGGGTAGTGACAAGGCGCGGATATATGCTACACTGTGTTGACGGTGTTGGTGTATCGCATGAATGCTACCAATCGGCTCGTTGGCAAAATAGAGTGGTGGGGATAGTGCGTTATGCAGCAGCATAAAACAGTTGATATTTTTGCCGCACCATTGCCATTTAGCAATGCACAAGTGCATAAAATCGTGCGTGAGGGGATGACACTGCAAGAGATGGCGCAGCAAATATCGCCAGACTTGCCCCATTTGCGTGCAGTTATATTTATCAACGATTATAAAATACCCGCTGAAAACTGGCGTTTAATTCGCCCGAAGTCTGGCACAATCGTCAATATCCGCATTGTGCCTGAGGGCGGTGGTGGCAAGAAAAACCCCATTGCCTCGCTGCTTTCAATCGCGCTTCTGGTTGCCGCGCCTTATGCTGCATCGGCCATGCTTGGCACGACTCTCGCGTCAACATCGATTATCGGCAGCCTAACTTACGGTAAAGTGCTTGGCGGTATTATCGGCATTGTTGGTAATATG